TAACGAGGACATTGTTCGTTCCCCAGCTTCCCGAATGATCCGCGAATACAATCTCTTCAAACTGGCTTGGGTTCTGTGGGAGGATTACTTGCACCGCTCCAGCCGATGTGTTCACAGATAGCTTCTCTCCGTCTTTAGCGTAGTGCTGTGAAGAGATAGCCTGCCATCCTTCAGCGGATTCCCACTTAACTCCGTTGTCCCAGATCAGCGTGGAGGGAACTGATGGGTTGGCAATAGTTTTAGTGCAGAACGCATCGTCCTCCACCATCACTCGGTTGCCCGTGGTTACAGTTCCGTATGGTTCGCAGACGAGCGGCTCGTCGCCTTCGCAGGGTGGGCATGGGATGCAATTACTCATATTTTATACTGGTCCCCAAGAGGTTCCGTTGTGGAAGTTAAGTAGATTTGTTGTTGTATTGTATATGACCATACCGCCGATTGGAGATGCTATTAAGTCTCTTTCTGCCGTAGTCATTCTTGGAGGCAAGAATGCTTTAGTTGTGCTTTCCAAGTGCAAGATCGAGGAAGCGTTGGGTGCGGTTGTTCCAATACCCACATTCCCTGTTGTTCCATCAATGACAATTCTTTGGTTGGCTCCATCAGATATTGAGAAATTATCATTGGTTCTAGCGGAAAGGCTCCAAGATTTTGGAGTTCCGTTTATTAAATTAAGCGTTGTTGAATTAGCGCCGTTTTTTGCAACAAGTTCTAGGAGATGGGCGCCTCCAGAATATATGTCTGTTTCATTTGAAACCAATCTAGAGTCTTGGCTTATCAATGTTCCGCCATTTGAATTAACAATGTTTAGAAAGTTAATGCTGCTTGTTCCGCTTTCCAATACATCGCTATTTGCAAAAACATATTCTGGATTAACTGTTCCGGTATATGAGATTCTATTTGAGTTTAGTAAATAGATTGCTTCTTTAGCTGTATTGCTAAAATTAAATCGAAGCGTTTGGCATCCAGTAAATGTAATGCGGTTTGAGTTTCTAATTCCAAGCGCATGATTGTCAGACTTGATAAATATGCAGTTAGCAAATATCAAGTCTTCAGCTTGCGATATGAATACTAGTTCGTCTCCGCTATTCCCTGCCCAGCATCCAGTAAATTGCATTTGAGAAAGTTCAGATGCATTTCCCTTGGCGATTCTCCATCCATATTGTGAATTAGAATCCGCCAAGCAATTGCTGAAGTGCAACCATTGGCACAATGTTGTTCCTGTTGGTGGTTCGCCAATATGGAATCCAATCGGGGTTGCGCCAGCCTCACATTCGGAAAACTTTGATCCTTGGCCATTGATAATTCTGAATCCGCAAGTTATGCAATTTTTTACTGTAATGTTGAATGCTGTTATTGCATTATTTATATCAGTAAGAAGACTTGTTGGCCCCATGAAAACACCAATATCACAGCGATCAACGCCGCCTCCGTGCATGTCAACATTGCTAATTTGATATTGCCATGAATGATTAAGATTTAATCCATATTTGCAAGAAAAGATTAAAACATTGTCAATCAAACATCCATTCGTAAAAATTGTGTGAATTCCGTGAGCATTCGGATTTGTATTTCCTCCTCCGCGAATTGTCATATCGCGAACTTGTCCATCAATCCATGGCTCTGTTATGACATTAAAACTTTTTATTACAGGGAAATCTCCTGTTGCAAATATTTCAGTTGATTGAACTCCGGAGCCAATAAAATGCAGGCCGTGCTTTCCGGTCATATCTAAAGAAGATGTGATCCTATATCTTCCGGGCGGAAGAAATACCAACCCTCCATCTGTTACAAATTCTTGGTAAGGAATCCAAGAATCAATTGCGGCCTGCAACGCAGCCGTATCATCGGCAATTCCATCACCCACCGCGCCGAAGTCCTTAACATTGTGTATGTCAGCAAACCTCGTCACAAGGTTTCTCGCATTCGTCGTTCCGGTTGCCAAGAATGGCGTGAACTGGTTAAAGCTATTTGTAACAACCCACGCTGTTCCATTCCAAGCATAAAGAAAATTTGTTGCCGTATTCCAATACAACGCACCAGTCTGAAGCGGATCACCTTCGTTGTCCACCGTGGGTGCTACTGCAAACGCTCCGAGATAGAGTGCGTTAAACTCAAGCCAAGCATTCTCTGCGTTCGTAGCGTAGGTATTAGCTTGGCGGGCATAGGCTCCTGCTTTAGTAGCAAGCTGGTTGATTGCAGAGAAGTCTGGGCCGCAAGGATTGCAGTTGGATGTCGAGGAGCAGTTACCCATATAGATTATCGTCAACGATAGTTTTAGTTTCGTTCATCGCAAGTCTTTTTTTACCTTGCCTCAAATAATTCGTATTCCGGTGCTGGCTTCACGCCATGCTCGCTGGTTGGTATGTAGACCCGCAGCCACCACGCTCCCGTGGGCTTCGGTGGTTTCCCTGTTTCAATGTGCCATCCCCCATACCCATCCCCGTATTCTTCCTTGTAGCCCGCAATCTTCACATGGGCTTGCCGTTTGATCTCGACCTTATTCTTGTGGTTGAGCTTGATCCTCTCGATGGCTACCTGCCAGCTTTCGTGGACATGGCCGGATACCACGATGTCGGCGTCCGAGACATAGACTGCTTGCCTGTTCGTTTGGATCACTCCCCTTGTGACTGGCCCTCCTCCACCGCTGCCGTGGAAATACCAGAGGACGATTGATCCATGCTGGCGGTTACCCTTCTCTACTTGGATGCGGACATAGCCAGAGTAGCCTCCTCGGCGGGCGATGCCTCCGATTGCTCTAATTCTTTCTGCAAGTCTTTCGCCAAGATCAGTTTCGCAAACTTTGTTGATTGAAGACTCATGGTTACCCTGACCCCTGACCGTTAGGATTTTAGCGTAAGGTTTAAGATATTCGTGCGCCGTGTTCACTAGGCTATCAAGATAGTTCCCGTTCTGGTGTTCCGGTCTGATATCGTTCTTATGGCTGCGCTTGTCATACTTCCCCTGCATGGCGCAGAAGAAGTCGCCGAAGTCCAGCACGGGGGCATTACGCTCCAATGCGAGGTCTAGGTGCTTCTTGAGCTTCTTGCGGTCGCAGTGCGGGTTGTCCCAATGGACATCTGATTGGAGCAAGAACCATTGCTCATCCCCGATTTTGGGCAGGTTAATATCGAAGACATGGACATTCCTGCTTTGTTCTCTGAATTTCCAACTCATAGGTGTAGTTTCAATTCTTGCATGAATCTGTCATATTCTGACAGTTTCAAGTCATTCTTCCGATTCGGGCTGACTGTCCGGTGGTCAGTCACATCCTTTATCGTTAACGATAGTTTCTTCATTCTGGGGAGAAGATATTCTATGGCGGATTCGATCTGTTCTTTGGTAAGAGGATTCTTGTAGGTATCCCCCGCGAAGGCGACTCCAAGGCTCCAGCTATTCAAGTCTGGCTTGTGCCTCCAGTAGCTCTTCCCTGCGTGCCATGCTCTTTGGTTGTCGCCTGCCAGCACTGTCCTCTCTCCATCTTCTTTGATGATGACATGGTAGCTGACTTGGCTCTCTGGGTTCATGCACCACGCTACACTCCCCGCGTATGCTCCACTAGTATGGTGTAGAACCACAGCTTTGGGTATGATCACTCGCCCCTTTGAGAAGTTAGGGGTTTGCCGACTAACTTCTTTATACTTTTGTTTCACTTGTCTCGGAGTGTCCGCGTCGGGATTTCGTAGCTGAATGTCCCGTAGTCTGTCGCGAAGCCTATTCGCAATGTTTCGCAGCCAGTCAATAAGACCATGAGAATGAGGCATAGCGCGAACAAGGCTATCAGCGCACGCGAGTTCATTTCTCTTTGCGGAACACTTCCCATGCTCCGATGAGGCCGATCACGGCTGTAGAGATCGCGGTGAACTGCTCGGGGTTGAGTTTAAGACCAGCCAGAGCAACGATAGTGCCCAGCCCAGCCCAAGTGGATTTCTCTTTCAGCTTGCCGAGGATAGTATTTAGAATTTTCATAGTTTATCTATCTTCTTCCACATATACACACATGTCAAGAGTCCTGCGATCAATCCCACAAATGCTCCGCCGATTCGCAGGCCAGTCTCTAGGTGGGGGAGCATGCTCACTAGCACGCCAGACAAGCTGGTCACAGTTCCTAGTATTCCAGTCATGGTAGGATGGTCGCTCATGCCTTCGGCTCCCATTGTCTCTCCACGCGATCCTCAAACCATACGATCTTCGGATTCCATTCTCCCTCTGGCTTCTCGATCTTCACTAGTGGAATGATCGTTGGCTCCACCCAATCCTCCGGTGTCGGGTATGGGGCCAAGGTATCCAAGCGCGGATTCCCTTCGTCATCCAATACAATCGAGATAAGCTCTTTGTTTCCGTCTGCGAATAATACTCCGTAGGTCTT